AGCAGAATTAGTCACAGGTCGACCTGATTTTGATAATTACGCAACCGGATAGTTCAATGGTGATGATTCTGCTCTCTCATCGGAAGGAAACATTATAGATAGACAAAAATTATGGGAAGTTTCGAAGAAATACTTCAATTCAACACGCACAATGCCTGATAAATCGACTGTATGTGGGGAATCTACAATAGACTCAATGTTCTATTTACAACGACAATTTATTACAGAACAGGGAGTTACTTTTAGCAGACTCAACATAAAATCAATTAATCAGATGCTCCAATGGATAGAGGAACCCAAGGACAAGACATTCGCTGCGCAGTTTGCAATCAATTGCAAAACAGCGCTAATGGAATTGGGACGCCATCCAAAGGAGGTTTTTAACAATTATATGTATCATATTAATCGCTACTTGCGACACTATGGCACCTCTTACGTTATCCACACCACTTGGGAACAAGAGCGAGCCAAGGCCATACGGGCCTCAACGCAACCGCACTAGCATTGTATAGCAGGAAATAGCTTAAAAATCCCGCAGGCATCGCGATAGTATCCCTTCAGGCAAGAAGTAAACAACCCGCAGGCAACGCGAAAGTATCCCTTCAGGCAAGAAGTAAACAACCCGCAGGTAACGCGAAAGTATCCCGTATGGCACTACGACATTGTCCCGTCCAGGCTGAACGAAACCGCCTAGCTACGCCAACGCCTAGCGAACTCTGGATAGCCATAGACTCAGGGTTTAGAGTCTTATTCCAGTTTTATACCCACCCGAACCGAGGGATGGCCCGCTTTAACCACCCTCATGTACGAGAAGCGCCGAGCAATCTACATTACCATCACATGTCCAACCGGACAACAAGAACAACCCAACGGTCACATCAGTGACAGGACAAACAACTCAGTTGGATGCCGCACCATGTTTGGAAATTGATAACATCAAAGATCCAACTTCCCGCCCATTGTCCGACCCGTTTTCGATAACGCCGTCGCCGGACTTTGTTGGCAGGGAGTATCTCATTGCAACCTACAATTGGAGCGCATCATCCACTGTGTTACTTATTCCACTAATGGGAGCTCTTTCACAAGAAATAGCGATACAGTCACTTAAACATCTCTACAGATATGTACGAGCATCATTCAAAATACGACTTAAGATGACTT